AGTAAAAGCAGCAGCACTATCGCAAACTGAAATCTTTAGTGAATTTCCTAAAAGACCTTCATACTTTGCAATATAATCTACGTTTGCATCATATGAGGCTGTTGCATTATAGCTATCGATATTATCAACTTGTGGTAAAGCACTTACAGTAGCACCAGTAGTAGCGTTAGCAAATGAATTGTATGCATTTGTTGTTAGCTTTTCGACAACACGAACTACCTGAAGCGCATTTCCATAAGCAAGGAAGTTTGCTGCTGTAAAGAATGTTTCTGCGTTATATGCTGTTGGTTTACCGAAAACACGAGCTAGCGTAGCTTCAGAATCAACTAGTACACGTTGATTGACTGGTCCCCAGCGAAACAAACCAGCGATAGCGCCAACAGATGTAGATACTGCTGGGACTACTGTGGTTAGATCAATTTCACTAGTATTAATACCTGGACTTATTTGAGCCATATTTTTCTCTCCTTGAAGGGTTTAGTATTCTTATAAAACTTCATTGTATTTATAATTTTTAAGATTACAAGAAGTCATCATTATATGGTCGCGGATGGAAGTCTAAATTATTAAATTCACTATCTGTTTGTATGTAAGTATCTTCTTCATAATGGTTATTTATAAAACCGAAAGTTAGTCCAGCATCATCAATAATCGATCTGTTATCGTCAAGTAATTGCCCACGAACATCTGTTGTAAACAATTCTTTAAAGTAGCTTTGATTGACTAGCCAAGCAAAAAGAACGCAGCACATAACAAGATCGTCATGTGAGCCAGATTCTGCTTCGTATGAATCTTTAATTTCAATAAAACGGGTTAGTTCATAAAAAATATCATAGTCATTAACAATAAGCTTATCATTTTCAATAAGTGTTTTTAAGTTGCTACAGCCAATTCTTTTTACTTGTTTGGTAGTTTTTACACCCATCTGAGGACGACCGCCACCGAAGCCACCGCCAATCCGTTGACCGCCCCTACCCTTATTCTGAGTAACAAGAACGCCTTCATATTCTAAATCATTATAAAGAATATCAGCAACTTGTTGTCCGATGTCGTTAACTTCTACAAGTACAACCGCATCGTTATATGCTCTAGCTGCTGTATATATTTTATTTGGATATAGCAATGGAGATATTTCATTTGATTTGTAACAAGCAACTACCCCATATGGATAGCTGGTGACATCATATATGACAAAGGCTGAATAGTCTCCTTCAACCCCTCTAGCCACATCTACTGTAATAATATAATTATGTTTGTGTTCTGGAGCAAAATAGATGTTAGTATCGTCCATATTACGAATTGGAGTTTTATAAACCATCTTCTGTAACTTGCCAGCATCAATAAGAGTATTTGACGAACCAAGGAACTCGCATTCAAACTCAACTCTAAACTGCTTCTCAGACGTGTTCTGAACAGTTTCAACTCTCCACTTTTCGTCTCTACCAGGAACACTAGACCAGTGAACGTTCGATCTTACATAGTTATTTCTACCTTCTTCACTATCGTGCCAAATCTTATAGAATAGGTTGAACCCATTTGGCGTTGATGTGATAATAACTTTTGTAGATTGACCAGATGAAATTGTAGGATAAACCGATGCGAAAAAGTTTTCTTGTACGTTTGTTGGTACGAAAGCAAACTCATCGAGATAAATCATGTTCATCGATTGACCACGAATAGCGGACGAAGACGTAGCCGCACACATAACTTTAGAGCCATTTTCAAGAACAATACTTTTCTTGTTCCATTCTAGAACGCCCTGTTGCATCCACTGAGGAAGAAACTCGTAGGCATCTTTAATTCTGTTAAGAATTTCAATAGACTGTGATTCTTTGTTGGCTAGAATTGCAACACGATAGCTAGGACTAAATAAAATATGCCAAAGAATGGTTGCTGCTGTAACTGTGGTCTTACCAACCTGACGAGGCATTTTGGCAATAGAGAAACGATTGTGAACCATGTTCAACATCATTTCTTTTTGGAATGGCCACATTTCAAAGTTGATAAGTCCTTTATCAACACTTACAATCTTTACATAATTTTCACAAAAGTAAATTGGGTCTTGAGAGCACTTAGTAAATTCACTAAATGTTTCTGCTGTCCAAGGGATGGCTACGCCAGCCGCTTTTAGATTTTGATTGCCTAGATAAACTTCTTTGATAGCCATGATTTATTCTTGATTTTTTTTCATTAATGTTAGAAGTTCAGATGTGGTAAGAACAAGGGTATTGTTTGTAATGTTATCGCCAACATCTTCTCTTTGTAATTCTTTGGCAGTTTTGTGCATAGCCAAAAGTTCTTTGTTTACGTCTTTTAAAGTCCCCATTAAAGTTGCTAGAACTTCATATGACCTAGGAGATTGGGACTGACGAGCAACCTCAAGAGCATCTTCTAATGCTTCTGATCCCTTTAAGATTATGTTATAATAATTTTCTCTGACATGTGTAAAATCAAGAGATGCGAGAGATTCTATTTCGTTTGGTTGTTTTGCGATTATTTCATTGCTTTTTGATGAAGAATCACTAGGAACCATCGGAGCGATGTTTAGTGCATTAGCTAGTGGATCATTTGTCATACTTAATAATTACTAAAAAACTCAGTTATAAATCCATAATCTGAATTGGCTGATATTTGGGACAGAGGTATAGAATTTGCTGCTATTGTAGTTGGATTGCCGTTAGCATCCAATCCAGGCTTAACAGAAATGTACTCTGCATTTGATGTACTATTTATATTAATATCTACTGGTGTGTATAAATTAGCATTCAATTGTTTGATTATTTTTGGCTTAGTAATAGGTCCGTATAGATAACCTTTTAATGTAAAATTTAATGTCCAGATGATAAATTCTTTTGCTTCAAAATTATTTACGTATGAATCTTCTAAAGACACACTTTTAAGAACAATAGGAATATCCATTTCTATGTTCATGTCAGGTATTAATTTTACTGCTATTGTCCATTCAGGAGTAAAGTAAGGTAGTATTTGTTCAACAATACGAGTGGCATCGTCTGCATTTCTAGCAATAACAGAAAGAGTAATATCAAAATCATATGGTACTGGATTAAATTGGCTACTCAATGTTGCAGTATTAGCATTACTATAAACATTTCTGTTTATAGAATTTAATTTTCTTTCTGATGCGTATCTAATCGTATTAATTTCAAATGATATTCTTGGAAAAACCATTGAAACTGAACGAAGCAAATCTGGATTTTGAACAGCACGAGCAAGATACCGCTCTTTAGGTCCATATGATATTGGAACGCTTATGGTCTGTACTACATTGTTTGATGCATCTATTCTATCTATAGAAATATCGTTAAACAAAGTACCAAATAGAATTACGTACTTTCTAATAGAACTATGATAAAATTTACTTCCTAACATATCGTGTTCCTTAGACTACGTTTTCAGAAAACGGATTTGTTACGCTAAAATCCACAAAGGTCAAAGCTGTATTTTCAAAATAATCATTTTGTGCAAGAGGATCAGCAGAGTATGTTCCGTTTGCCTGTACGGCTGAATACTTTGTTTCAATGGCATCAATCTCAGAAACCCCTGTATCCAGACGTTCGCTGTTATAATTAAAGCGTTCGCACTTCAAATCATAATACTGAAGCGATCCTGTCTGATAAAAATTAGATTCATGTTCGACAAATTTAACTTCAAACAAAGATTTGGTCATAGGAATATAAATAAGGTCGCCTTCATTTGGGCGAATAAGATCATAAATAGAACCGATATCTTCTGTAAATCTAGTGCGTGATACAGAAAGAGTAATTTGGTCTGCCATAGTGATACCAAACTTTGAAAGCATATCACCTTCTCCCTGATAACCAGAAAAGTTTTTGATATACATTTCTAGTGGGATAGCATGTTCAAACTTTGAAAGTGGATCGCTCATGAATAAATAATCTATATTGACATGAGTACGATTCATATAATATGCTTCGATGCCATGAATACGGATCATCTCCACGCTAAGATCGTTTAGCAATCTTTGCTCAGAGGCAGACGAAAAGTTATTAAAGAAGAAAGAAGTCGTGGTCATTCAAGAATCCTACTTTTATGGCTTGACTATTTAGATTTATCTGTTATAATGGTTTTATGGTAAGGAGATAAAACATGAAAATTAATATGATCGCTGTTATCGCTTTGTTGTCCATATTTGCAACATCTGTATCGGCAAGAGAATATAGTGGAGAATGGGAACGAAACTATCGTGAACATTCTCGTGTAGACACTCGAAAAGATTTTGGAAAAAAGAACAACAATTCTGAAAAAATTGCTATCGGTGTCGGAGCTTTAATTTTAGGAGCAGTTATTGCTGACGCCTATAATCATAGACAGAATAACACAAATATCCAAAGACAACCTTATTACGATGACTATGAACAAGAAGCATATCAGCGTGGTCTTAGAGCAAGACTTGAAAGAGAAAGAATTGAACGTGAACAAAGAGCATATCAGTGTGGATACTATGGAAACTGCTAACTTATTTATGAATATTCCAAAGGACGGCTACCACTTTAATGCTGCTAGTCTAAAGACTATTGGCGAAAAGTACAAAGCTCAGTATATGGGTTATTGGTGTACTAAACGTAAGGATGGTAGCTGGAACGAACAACCAATAGATGTATTCTATGATGCAAATCCTAATCGTGATCTTGGACATTCACATTATATTGGTGTGTACATTCAAACTTCTGGACACGAAGAACATGGTCGTCATGTCTATGTCACTGATGCAAAGTCAGCTTTCTCTGAGCCTATGACTGGTTCTGTCTGTGATGATGGCGAGGTTATCGTGTCTCGTTATCGTCACGATTATGTTGAGAAGAAGGGTGCTATGATCGATGGTGGTCGTGACTATGCTAAGACCAATGGTTGTAAGACAGTCTCTGTGACTGTTGATGGTTCTAATTTTATTTTTGAGGAAGCCGCATAATGAGTTATTATTTTGTATATGGTAAGGAAAACTGCACATATTGTGATCGCGCAGTTTCCCTCTTGACAAGTCAGGAACAAGACTATACACTGTTCAAGTTAGGTGAGCATTTTTCTAAAGAAGAACTTCTAGAAAAGTTTCCTAACGCAAAAACCTTTCCACAGATTGTATATGTTAATAATATGATTGAAACATATATTGGTGGATTTGCTCAATTGAACATGCTATTGAAGGATGATAATGATGAATGATACACAAATGCTAGATATGATTAAGACTTTTCTGCGTACTAATATTCTTGAAATTACCTTTGAGAAGGTAGATGGTACTCTGCGTAAGATGCAGTGTACGCTCGATGCTAATTATATTAGTGAGCATTATACGGCTCCTGAAAAAAAGACAGAAACAGTACGAGAACCAAATCCCGATGTTCTAGCAGTATTTGATACTGAAAACAAGGGTTGGCGTTCAATGCGAGTTGACAAGATTCAGGCATTTAGTATGCCCAAGGAACTGAACCCATGAAGCAAGAATTAAAAGGTTTCGAAAAGTTCAGGGCAATTATTGCACGATGGATCGTTATTAATATTGCTGCTCGTATTCATGCTGTAGCTGTTTTGTCTTTGTCACTTGAAATTGCACGAGGCTATCAAGCAGATTTTCCCGATATTGAACTAGATTATGAGGACTAAATGAATATTGTTGTTACTGGGCATTTAGGTTATATCGGTTCTGTCCTAACCGCAAAGCTACGAAATCTTGGACATACTGTTGACGGTATTGATTTGAAAGACAGCCCATCTAATGATTATGATGGTATTCGTCGATTGATTAAGTCAGTTGATTATCCTATTGAAGCTATCGTTCATCTTGGTGCAGATAGTTTATTGGGTCCATCTGTCAAGAACCCATTAAGCTATTATGATAATAATGTCACTAAGAATATCAAGATGCTACAGTCTCTTGTTGATCTAAAGTGGGGAGGTAAATTTATTTTTGCCTCTTCTGCTGCTGTTTATGGAAATACTGAAGTTTCTCCTATTCCAGAATATATCCCAAAGATGCCCATTAATCCTTATGGAAACACCAAGAGGATGATGGAAATGATTTTGGAAGATTGCTTTAATGCATATAATTTCAAGTCCACTTCGTTTAGGTTCTTCAATGTTTGTGGTGCGGATGAGGAAACTGGTATGGGTCAAGCTAGTGATCAGCCACACATCATTACTTCTATGTGTCGAGCAGATGCTGAAAACAAAAACTTTGTTATCAATGGCGATACATTTTTGACAGAAGATGGTACATGTCTTCGTGACTATATCCACGTAAATGATGTTTGTTCCGCTATTATTGAAGAACTAAATATCGATAGAGATGGTGCAACAAGATTTAATCTTTGTACTGGAACTCCAACTTCAAATCTCCAGCTTTTCAATACATTTAAGAAAATTACCGATACAACTATTGATGTTGAATTTGGTGATTATCGACCTGGAGACCCATCTATCCTAGTTGGCGATAACTTTGCGTATTGTCGAGCTAGTAACTGGGAACCAAAAGAAACACTAGACAGCATGATCCAAAGTGCTTGGAATCATTATCAGAAAGGTTTACGATGACTATTAATACAGCGTGGCAACGCAATGAATTGAATAAAAACTCTATGGGTGGATCGGAACAAATGGCAGAGGGTCTTATGGCTCGTCTCGATCCTGAACTAGCAAATAAGTTTCAAATTATTACTAGCCGAGTTAGAGAACTAAAGGAAGACAAGATTCGTATCTATTGGCTACATGATCTTCCTGGAGACCCTGAGACGAAACATCTTAAAGATCAAAAGAGCCGTGATCGTTTCCATAAGATTGTATATTGTGGCAACTGGCAACAAAATGCGTTTCAGATGGTTCATGATATTCCGTTGGACAATCATTCAACTGTTATTGAAACTGCCATTACTCCGTTTCCCGAAATCACAAAGCCAACAGATGGTGAAATTCGTCTAGTTTATACTTCTACTCCTCAACGTGGACTTGAACTTTTGGTTCCTGTTTTTATTGAACTTTGTAAGAAGCATGATAATATTACTCTTGACGTGTTTTCATCATTTAAGATTTATGGGTGGGAAGATGCTGACAGGCAATATGAACCACTATATGAAATGTGTCGCCAACACCCAAAGATTAACTATCATGGATATGCTCCAAATGAAGTTGTTCGTGAAACAGTTGAAAAGGCTCATATCTTTGCATATCCTTCCATTTGGATGGAATGTAATTCCCGTTCGTTGATTGAAGCTATGTCTGCTGGCTGTCTAGCCGTACACCCAAATTATGCAGGTCTTGCTGATACTGCTGGTGGATTGACTGCTATGTATCAATGGGATAGAAATCCCAATGTACACGCTAGTGTATTCTATAGCTTGTTAGATGAAGCTATCGGTACAGTCTCCGATGAAAATCTTCAAGGATATTTGAGGTTTGTTAAGATGTATGCAGACCAAAGGTATAACTGGGGACGGATTGTTCAACAATGGACAAACTTATTGACTGGACTTGCAGCACAATACGAAGGTAAAGATTTAAGTTTACCTGATGCTGGAAAAGAAATTATTACTTTTAATACTACGAGGTAATTATGATTGTTGTTAAAACCCCCCTCCGAATTAGTTTCTTTGGAGGGGGAAGCGATGTTCCTGCAATATATGAACAAATTGGTGGAGCAGTTCTGTCTACTGCCATTGATAAGTATATGCATATTGTCGTAAACCCAACACCAAACCAGCATCTTAAGCTTACATATTCTAAAGTAGAAGTTGTTGAGAATGCTAAAGACCTAGATCATGAAATTGCTCGTGAGATATTAAATCATTTTGGTATCAAATCAAATATTGAGATTGGTTCTTTTGCTGATGTTCCTACAGTAGGTACTGGTCTTGGTTCATCATCTACGTATGCAGTAGGTTTAATAACAGCTTTGTCTGCATATAAAAATATTCCAATGAACCGATATGATATTGCAGAGTTGGCTTGTTCTATAGAGATTGATAAATGTAAAAGTCCTATCGGAAAACAAGATCAATACGCAGCTTGTTTCGGTGGATTGAATGTTATCGAGTTCAATAAAGACTTGGTTAATGTTAAGCCATTAAATGTTTCACAAAATACTATTGATTCCTTGAATGATAATCTAGTAATGTTTTATACTAATCGTACACGCAAAGCATCAGACATATTAAAAATACAAAATGATAGTAAGAACTATACCGATATGTATTTGAAGAATATGAATAGTATGATAGATCAAGTTTATGCGGGTAGAGATTTACTATACAAAAATCAACTTGATGAGTTTGGTATGTTGTTAAATGAAGCATGGCTCAAAAAGAAAGAACTATCATATGGTATCAGTGATCCAGAGTTAGATGGTCTTTATACATTTGCATTGATGAATGGTGCTATTGGTGGTAAGATTTTGGGTGCGGGTGGTGGTGGATATTTTCTTTTCTATTGTCCAAAACAAGATCAAAAGAAGCTAAAGAAAGAACTTGAGAAGAAGGGACTAAAAGAGTTTCCCTTTAAATTTGTTGATAAAGGATCACACATTGTACATCAGTCCTAGAGAATATGCAGATAGAATTCACAGTGCATTATTCGACAATCGTTTACACAAGAGCATAGAAGATGCTGCAAACTTAATTGAAGCAACTATCAAGAGTGATGGTATCATTTATGTTTGTGGGAATGGCGGTTCTGCTGCTATTGCAAATCACTTGGTATGTGACTGTCAGAAGGGTATTTCAACTAATACCAACTTGATGCCAAGGATTGTTTCTTTGGCTTCTAATGTTCCTATCATCACAGCTATTGCTAATGATATTGGATACGAAGATATATTTTCACATCAACTAAAAAACTTCATTCGTCCTAATGATATTTTGTTGACTATATCTTCAAGTGGAAACTCTCCAAACGTCAAGAATGCTATTGTTCTTGCACAGGAAAAAGAAAACAAAGTTATTTCCTTCTGTGGATTTGATGGAGGATATTCAAAAAAGGCAGATGTCTGTGTCCATGTTCAAGAAGACAATTATGGTATTGTAGAAGATTGTCATCAGTCTGTTATGCACATGATTGCTCAGAACATAAGACACAAAAATCTGGTTAATGATGGCTCTAAGATTTATCCGTTTTAGCCGATAAATATTTGTGGAGGCATTTGATACGAGTTGATCATTTCTGTTTCTAAGTCGTCAATTTCCTTAACAGCATCATCATAAATCTTTTGTCCATTAAATTGTGTTCCGCCTGGTAAGGCTACTCCAATATATTTTGTAAGATTAGAACCCCACTGCCTTTTAACTAAGGCGGTGGCGTATCTTTGTAACCATCTATCTCCCCATACACCCGTGTAGGTATCTGGATCAACTACTTGATATGCTTCGATTACGAGATATGAACCAATTGTTACTTTTGTCCAGTCCATATCAATATTAAGACGATTCATATGTCTTACAAAACGAATTGGTTGATCGCCAACTAACAACTGCTCTAGCATTTGAATATGCTGCATAGCCATATAGTATGGAACCATTGTTGTAGATGTTAGATCGTACAAATCATTCAATGAAATTTGATATCTAATATTGAAAAGATTGTTTGTTGAAAGAGATTGACCAACAGGAAAAATCTTAACTGCGCCTATAATGTTTGCAGGAAGAGTAATATATCTATTATCAAAATCAGTTTGTGTTAGCGGACCATACTTATAATACTGTTTAGATGTAGCATCAAAATGATAATCAGCATAATACTGTAAGGCATCATTGATTCTATCATCGACCTGATCAGAATCGACGTTGATTTCGATTACAGGCGCACCTAAACGACGAAGAATATAACCTTTTAGTTCGTCTCTTGAAGCAGGAATAGCCAATGTAATCTCCTAAAGTTTTAACATCTATATTATTTATAATTATTAACCTATACGCCAGTTTGTACCATCAGAATATACGGGAACTGAGTTAGCACCAGTTCCTGCAACTATAGCTCCAAAGTTTCCAGATGCTGCAACAGTAGAATCAGTAACAAATGATCTTGC